CATAGATAGTAAAATATTTACTATAAGTAGGTGGCGGTGTTATAGGTTGAGAAGTTAATGTGAATCCACCATTAATTGTTGTTCCGCCATTTATTGTTAAACTCATTTTTATTTCCTTTTAAGGTACTGCTGGATAGTTAGTTGTTTTTGCATAACTGCCTGTAATTTTTGCGCCTGTATAATTTGTTGTCCATACTGATAACCATGGCCAAGCACCGCCTGTACCAGCACTAATTATTCCGTTAAATATATTAGTGTATATCCAATTATCTCCATCCCAATATACACGTTCATCACCATAGATATAATCTGTTTTACCATTAGTTATTGTTGCTGGAGCCATCTTTCTCCAACTTTGGCCACCTTTGAATCCGGAAGCTGGAACTCCTGGTGTATTATAGAAAGGACCATCCATCAGAACCCATGCAGTTGCATTAGGTTCCAAAGCGTTAGCTGGATTATCTTGTCCAATAAATGGAGCAATATAAGTGGTGATGGTTACACCACCGTTAATAGTTGTACCGCCTGTAAGTGTAAATGATGGCATTTTAGTTTGGATACTCCGTTACGACTGTGGTATATGTATAATTGTTTGCTGGTGTGGCGTTAATTGGATTTGGTGTTGTTGTAATTTCAACATACTTATGTGGTTGTACAACATAAGAATCAAATGCATAATTTGAATTTGATATCACACTATACACAGGTTGACCAGAAACAAAGTTACCAGTAATGTTTGATAAGTGTAATTGATTATTATTAAACTCAACTACTTTACCTGAAGCCGTAGACAATGTGTGTGAATAACCTTGATATACCGTTTCACCAATTTGATATTGACCAATACCTTGTTGTGTCATGTTGAATATCACCACATCATCAGGTGATATTTCATTGTATATATTTGTGATAGATGTTTTGATAATCTTAATATTATCTGAAACACCACCAAAGATAAAGCCTTTGACTGTAAAGTCCAAAGTCCATATAATAACTCTGGTATCTCTTTCTCTATCACCTTCAAAGTCCACAGGCATATCAACACTATTCAATATGATAGGAATCTCTTTGGTGATTCCCATCTCAGGAATAAGATTGAGTTTGATTGTGTAGTCTGGTGTAAAGTATGGTATGATGTGTTCAATCAGCTGTGTACCATCTTCAATGTTTCTTACATAGATGAACAAAGAAAAATCAAAGTCGTATGGTACTGGATTGTATTGTGCTGAAATGCCACCGCCAGATTGTTGTGCAAAAGATTTAACATTGGTATTTAATTTACGAGAAGAATCATATTTCATTCCTGTCATCTGAAAAGACATACGAGGTAATGTCATCTGAACTTTTTTGTCCAAATTGTAATCACCTTCAAGACGCATGACATAATCTTCTTTGGCTGCATAAGCAATAGGCACCAAGAATCGTTCTGCTTCTGAGTTGTCGGCGTTATAACGAACCAAAGTAATCTTGTCAAATAGGTTACCAAAACCTACGACAAGTTTTCTCATTACTCGGTTATAGAATATATTGGCCATTATAATTTTCCAAATGGATTAATTTCAGACATATCAACAATATTGCCAGCTTGAGTGTCTATGTATTGATTATCATAGTTTTCTTTTCTTGCTGGATTTTCCAATGGATCGTATGCACTTAATGGATACTGAGCGCCAGAAGATACACCAATAATCAATTCACCATCGATAAACTCACCAGCAATATTGGTGACTGTCAATACACCAGTATGTGGTATCCAAGATTGAACCAAAGCCACGGCTGTAGCATCTGCTTGTAAATGGCTTGGTGCTTGATATACAACTTCTTTGATTGTATATTTAATATCATTGCCTTGTCCAACATTCAAATTAAGATTGAGTGTATATGCTGAATCGGTAACCACAGAATCGATTTCGACCTGACCTGTTTGTATTGCTTCTTGTGAATAGCGGAATTTCTCCAGTTCCAATTCATAGAAGTATGGTACTTGTCTACCCAACATAAAGAAGTCTTTAGTTTGATTGGTAAACTTAATCTCATACAATTCACCAGTACCATTTAAAAATGGAATGTAAAGTAAATCACCTTCTCTTGGCCTACTGAACTTTTCTTGTGGCACTCTTTGAGAGAAAGACCTCTTAGACATAATCACCGTCATTTGATTACGAATCTCTAAGCCAAACTTAGAAAAGAATTCTTTTTCACCACCATATTCGGTTGATTTACTTGGATAAATTTCAATTGGAAACGATGACTCAAATTTTTTGACTGGATCTTCACCATAAAGAATGTCCCGTGCTTGGTCATTATCATTAGGCAGATAATACACATCTGTACCCATGATTTTAATTGATTCAACAATAATATCTTCGATGAGTCTTTGCTCACCTTTATTACTGTAATTGCCAAAATAATGTGATGTTGCCATTATAGTTATTGCTCAATTAAGATAGAATTCAAGCGGCGCCCCATAATTTGTCTCCATCTCTTTGTGTAACTGGTCAATCTCTCTAACAGCTTCATCAAAGATAGTATCACCATTTAGTGTAACACCACCTGGCAATTGTAGATTATTGAACTTCTTGAGGTTGGATCCCCATGAACGTTTGACCAAAGCCGTGGCATACTCTTTCAACCAACGGTCATTCCATACTTTTTTGTATACATCAGGATTAATATTGGCATAACATTCGGCAATGACCGTAGTTCCTACTGGTGCTTCTGAGTAACCCCAAGCCCAATCAATGAAGAGTCTTTGCATATGTCTTTGGAAGCGTATTGGAACTTCACCAGTAAACATCAATTCTAAAGATCGTAGATGTTGTTGTGTCAAAGTATAATTGATATAGGACGCTGAGGTGAAGTCATATAACTCATTCAGTCGGAGTTGGTATCTAAGGTCAAACATATTGACCGTGGATTGTGAATCGGTTACTGGAAAGATTCTAGGAACACCAATGATTTCCATTGAATTACCATCTTGGTCTTTGGCGTTAGAGAGGTCTAGATACTTCTTATCCACATCACCCATCATATATGAAACAACATTAGCTCCAGTTGGAGTAATATCACCATTGGTATCATAATAAGAAATGCCTTCACCAACTTGAAAGGCTTGATCTCCCATTACGGAGATTTGTGTATTGTTGGCACCTTGAAAACCACCAACTTTAAGAAGTGCTTTGGAACCAGATGTGGCACCAATAAATGTGGCATTGGCAACTGCACCGCTAGTATAAAGTGTTGAAAGATCTATATCAGAAACGATTTGTGAACCAGTCACAGTATGGATATAATATACTTTTTGTAAACCATCAAAATGATAGTCTTGCCAATATTGAAGTGCATCATCAATACGGTCTTCCACTTGGTCATCATCTACATTTATTTCAATGACAGGAAAGCCTAGTCTACGCAGACAATATTGCTTAAAGTCATCTCTGTTAGTTATTTGGGTTGCCATCCAATCTCTCCTATTATCTTCTATTTATCTAATAGGAGGATTGGTATTAATTCAAGTAAATGTGTAGGGAATCTTCTTTGACTAAACCACCACAAGAAACGATAATTCTTTCACCACCACTTATTGGTGTTGATCCATGTCTTTCTTTGCCAGCAATAGAAATCCAAATATCTCCTTGATTTACTTGAAGTTCTTTGCCACTTATTACTGGATTTCCACCAATTGGTGGTTTCTTAATCATTACATTAATACGAGTATGTATCAATCCATCTAAGTTATGGTCTTGGTGTTCATGCGTGTATGTACCATCTTGATATTGATTACCAATAAAACACTCAAATGTAGGTTCAAGTCTTTCTGATTTTAAACCAAAAGATTTAAATAATTGATTATACAAAGGAACTTCTTTATGTTTAGAATATCTTCTTCCTGGTCCATTTGGATTTACTATCCAATTACATGACGGCCAAACTGTATAAACCCATTTTTCAATTTCAGTAATATCAAAATTACTATTGACACGGCTCATCTATATTCCACAAACAGTTTATGTTCTTTATTATATTTTTCAATAACGGCTTGTTTAAGTTCATTTTTACCTGTTACTTCTAATTGATTGACCAAAAAATCTGGATCAACCAATTCTTCATCTATTGTTTTAATGGCATGAATACAAGCACAAACGGTATTATCTTCTAAAGCAGTAATTCTATGGTAATTATTCTTATTAATGAATATAAAATTTGGCGCTACAAATGTTTTTGTGCTTACAATTTCATTGTTATCATCCAACATATCAACCTGAACAGATCCAGAGCTCAACAGAGTTCCGTGGTCGTAACTATGTGTATGGCTAACTTCAATATCACCAGCTTTTTTGAAATACATCAGTCTACTGAATACATTACTAATTGCTAACATTTTAATTTCAGGAGAGTTCATAATAATTTTATATTTTAAGTGTTTTTTGTATTTGCTGTGTTCACAGGAAACATGTTTTCAAACGTGTGCATGTTTTCTGTGATATTTGCTGTATTAGATGTTGGGTTATCATGTTTTGCTTGCAATGCTTCCATCTTAGCCAAATATTTTTGATATACTTCCCATCCATCTGTTGATTCAATAATAGTCCATTGTGTTGTCCAAACATCATCTACCAATTTTGGTTGATCCATTCGAACAATTTGTGTCTGTACATTAATGGAAGGTGGTTCAACAAATTTAACTAATGCAAATTCTTCAGGACAAGGAAATGTTTCTCCTGTTTGGTCTTCGGTAATATTTGGATATTTAAGTCGTATATCACCTTCATATAATGGATATTCTAATGTGTTTACGTTTATGTATGTACTCATATTTTTATATTGTTATATATGTTGAAGTTGCGGTACTATCCGAAGAAAAATTTCCCACATTAGTGAAATTAGTTGAGGTCAAGGATACTGAAGTCATACTTGGATAATATACAGTTGAATCTGCAATAGTACCTGAACTTTCCGTCCATACTACACCGGATTGCTGTATATTAGGTGAAGTTTTATATCTCATCAAATAATTTCCACCATTTTTGAGTGGAAGATAAAAAGAATCATTTTTTGATCCATCTAACGGTAATCTTATAATAGCGGGAACAGTATAACTAATATCTCTTTGAAATGTAAATGTCAATATTAATGTGTCACCATATACACTAGCACCAAAAGGACCACCCATACGATAGAATGAATAATAATAATAATTAAAATAATAATAAGATTCTAATATTCTATGCCATTGTATTGTTCCACTTGAATTCCATTTAACAACAACCGATTCTTCACCAGTTGGACTATATCCGAAATTATACATGTAATATACGAAAGCATAAATGTTTCCACTTGAATCAACAGCAAGATCCCAAGCAGATCCAGTTACTTGAGTTGTGCTAACGTAAAATTGCCTACACCATTGTAGAGTACCACTAGAATTTACTTTTGTGACAAAAAATCCATAATAATAATGTCCAAGAGCATAAACATTTCCAGAGCTATCAACCACAGTTTTTACATAAACTGGACCATATTGTTGGGCAGGAGAGTCTGTTAGTCTATGCTTTACACCCCAAATAGTACTCAAGTCTGACGGATCAATTTTCATAATTGTACCAGCTTTATTAGGAGGAACATAATAGCCCGAAAATCCGGCCGTATATAATGATGTGCCATCAGTTACAACATTTTGAGGATATCGTGCACAAGCACAACCCCCAGCACCATATTGCCAACCATATGAATTATATTTGGCGCTTACGATATTAAATGATGAATCTAATTTCATTATTGTTGGATAACTATAATAGGTGTAATTAGGAGTGTTTGATCCGTAACAATAACAATAAGTATAAGATGTTGGAGAATTGGATCGAGTTTGAAAATATGAAGTAACATACTGGTATCCACCCAAAGATGTTCCACCAATTATTACACCACCTCCGCCGCTGCCATTATTAAGTACTGTTTGGCAGGAAACAGATGGTCTATAATATTTTGTTCCATAATGTGTTCCGGTTTTGCCTAATTTAGTTAAACCGTGAAATTGACCTCCTGCACCGCCTTGATAATCATACCAATGTGCAGGAAGATAATAATTACATGAATCTCCCCAAAGTGCTTTATCGGGAGTACTAAGAGCTGGACAACTAGCAGCAAGATAATAATATGCAGATTTTAAAGCACCAGTTGCTTTATTTACAACCCAAATAGCAGGGCCACTTCTAGGCGTACCAGATAAACAACCTTGAGTTACGCCAGATATTACTAAATCTGTAGAATTCGGATCAGACCAATGAAAACCGCCGGCACCGCCATAACAAGCGGAAGATCCCATACAACTTGTGATTGTTGCAGAATAGTAAGCTGTGGTATAATTGGCTTTACCGTGTCCAGTATCCATATCAACTGAACCGGAAGCTTGGCCAAAAAGAGTTCTTACAACAGAACATCCTAATGATATTTGAGCCGTGCTAGAAAGGCCAAGTTCTGTATTGATTTGGCTAAATGATATAGCACCTGAGGATGGTAGTGACATCTCAATTATTCCTTGCAAAAGAAAACAGCGATTGCCTTCTTCGCTACCGCAAGGTAACTGAGCGTATTAGTTATTTATATAGGTTTAGTTTGTTGTGGTCGACATCCAATCTCTCCTATTATCTTGTATTTATCTAATAGGAGGACTGGTGATTTATTTAATTTTTCTTCAATCTTTC